CCAAGTGCTTCATCATACGATGTTTGACCAACAGGTTGGGACTGCGAAACCCTTCACAGTCATTGAATCCCATCATGACGCCAACTTCGCATACTGCACCACTGCGGCATACACCTGCTACACAATGAACAACCACATTCATTCTTTTGTCCAATGCGTGTTGCAGGAGTTGAACCAGTTCAGCAGCCTGCTCATGACTGCACCGCATGGCTTCATCCAGCACCTCATCATTTTCCTCTACATCGAGAAATTCAAATTGATGAGTCTCTTTAAACTTGTGCATAGGAGTAGGGAAGGTCATTGCTGGATCTACAATTTGAATCAGCATACTGTTTTCGCCAGCATTGTGATGACGACCTTTTGGAATATCGCCTAGCGATACATTTTCAATCCATGGCATATTATACCCTTTCTTTTTGTACTCGTCCTATACGTGACGCTTTGTTCCAATCGTAGGCTACCCCGTCTGGGCATAGTCCGTCTTTAACTGTGTCAACACCAAAGATACCACAGACTTCAAAGTCTGGACCTACAATGGTTACAAACATTGCCACAGTTTTGGCAAATGCCATAGCTTCGTCTAATGTTGGACACTCATTCAGTGTAAGTCCTATTTTGCTTATTACCTTGTACATGTATCTATTATACTTTCTTTTTCAATTTTGGTCAAGAAAAACCCCACCGTACAACTATGTTGCATTGGGTGAGGTCGTGTTGTTTGGAGCGGGAAACGAGGTTCGAACTCGCGACGTCTTGCTTGGCAAGCAAGTACTCTACCAACTGAGCTATTCCCGCATTAAATTTATTTATCTACTAATATAACAGGTTCTCATTTTTGTGCTATCCACTACACCAACATTGGAGACCAACCAATGCCCAGGATTCGAACCTGGCCCGTCTTTTTTACAGAAAGATTATTTAAATTTGCTGAAAAGAACCTAAATGGTCAAATAAAACAGGCTACTTTTTATTAATGGCTGTGAAGCCATTGCTCTACCATTGAGCGATCTACGCATGAAGCGTGGAGTTGGAATCGAACCAACGTGTCATAAATGACGTTGCTGAACGTAGCCTAAAACTGGTTGCGGGACTTGGATTCGAACCAAGGATGGCAAAGGCTTATGAGACCTCGCTAGTGACCAGACCTTCCCCGCGATAAATTGGTTACATACTACTTATCACATTGTACTCCGTATGTAAGGGAGATGTTGGTGGAGGATAACAGAATCGAACTGTTGCGAAAACCTTGCAAAGGTCCCAGGCTACCATTACATCAATCCCCCATTATCTCTTTAAGCCTCTTGCTTGTCTCCCCTTACCTTTATTCTTAGCAACAAACGTATCTGTCTGGCTATGGCAATTAGGGCACATAAGTCTTAAATTATTTGGCATATTGTTTCCGGCATCACCATCTTTATGGTCTAACTGTAGTGATAACGGCATATTGTTATGCACACCTTCATTACCACAATCAACACATTTATATCCCTGTGTATGCTTTAAACATCTATGCAATGTCCTTCTATTTAAAATTTCACCTTTTTCAAACTTAGGTAAAGTTCCTGTTAAAAATTTATGTTCACTTTGACAAGCATTATTACAATACTTGTGCATATGATTTTTCTTTTTTATACTTTCTTTTTTACAATTTAAACAAACAAAAGTTTCCATTAGTAGACCTCCGTATTATTTATACAATGCTCTACAATTTTGTTTAATATATGGTCGGACATGTAGGATTCAAACCTACGACCCTCTCGTCCCAAACGAGATGCGCTATCAGGCTGCGCTAATGTCCGAAATTGGTACCTCGTTGGAGAATTGAACTCCCGTATCCACCGTGTAAGGATGGCGTTCTACCATTAAACTACCGAGGCATTAAAATATGGAGCGGAATATCAGAATCGAACTGATGACCGAAGATTGGAAATCTGCTGTTTTACCATTAAACTAATCCCGCATGCCTTATTGGTGCCGAATGTCTGGTTCGAACAGACGACCTATCGCTTACAAGGCGATTGCACTACCGCTGTGCTAATTCGGCTTAAATCTATTTAACCACCTTGTGTGGTATCTCGTACTTCACTATCTTTGCGTTCTTGTTCTTCCATCCAAAGCATTTGTTGATGTTTGAAGGCATCTTCAGTTAGCCCATGCCAACCAATACATTTACCAGTTGGGCTACGGCCACAACCACAACGACCAACATCGCTATCATTTTCTTGAACTCGAACTTGCATATTATCCTCTAGATCGTAAAATTCATTTTGCATGATGACTTGTTCATCAAACTTTTCTTCTTCAGTTTTCTTCTTCTTACCAAAGATAACATCATAGTTATTGCCAAACTGTTGTTGGCTAACACTATATGGACGAGGTCTGCTGCCTTTTGACATTAGCGGATCCTCTTCAAATATTCACGACCTACAAGTCCTGCCTCAATTTCTTGCAGTGCTGTAATAGTAGGACTGTTAGTTCCAATGACCTGTTTAGCATGTCCACGGCGTAGTTCGCGAACTCGAGCAGCCGCGATCAATACTAGATCAAATCTATTACCTACCGCTTCGACACAACGGTCTGTGTCAATGTTTTGCGGTGAAAACTTTGTCTTAATTACTTGTACCATATGCTACCTTTTGTTGAAAAAACTTGGCTCCCCAGGGTAGGATCGAACTACCGACATCGAAATTAACAGTTTCGCGCAACTACCGCTGTGCTACTGGGGAATATATTGTTTGGTGCAAGTGGCCGGGGTCGAACCGGCATCCCTTTTTATCGGGGGCGGGTTTTAAGCCCGCTGAGTATACCTATTTCTCCACACTTGCAATCAATTTCTTTAAACGTTCATAGTTTCCACCTTTAGCTGCTAATCCTACTTCTATTAACGCTTGTCTAATATTACTACATTTAGCATAAGCTGTCAATAGTTCTTGATCAGTTACCTTAAGTTTTCCACTATTCTTGTTTCTACCTTTATACGTATCAGTTTGACTATGACAGTTGGGGCAAAGATATCTTAAATTTGTTAATCTATTATCACGGTTATTACCGTTAATATGATCTAAATCTAAAACAATACTTTCTCCGCACCAATTATCGATACCACACTTAACACATTTATATTCTAACAAGTCATCTTTTACAATTCGTTGTTTAACCAACTCATTAGTATATGAACTGTCTTCTGTAAAAATAACTTCATTAGGTGTTAAAGATTTACCTTTAGCCCAATTCATTTTATCTTTAGTTTCTTGCGAAAGATTATCATAAATCTTTTTTCTATCTTGTTTGTGCATAATTCATCTCCTCATAGTATTTATGAGTTGACGCAGATTTTAACTTAAAATACACCATATAGAAACACACTATGTATCTTAGTCACGTGTAGTTTTAAAGGCTACACTACAGACCCAAATAGTTAGACCGCGAATCTAACCCAACCTATAGTATGTTTATATATGGTGCCCCAGGTCGGACTCGAACCGACACGGATCTCTCCACTGGCTTCTAAGACCAGCGTGGCTACCATTACACCACCGGGGCAAAAACTTTTTATTATTTTTAACGAACATTGCTAAACTTGTTAGCGTATGTGTTTATTATACAGGGTATTTAACAACTTGTCAACCCCTATCTAAATTAATTTGTTAAAGTAGTGTCACCGTCGTTATTGACACCATTCACCCGTGTAATTAAGCCGGCCGGGACTCGGTACGTTACTTGGGCTCCATCCAGATGATACTCATTGTATGCCGATCCCACTCAAGCGATCAGCCGGGTAACGACCCCGCATCCTTTTACTGTTTTGGTCCTTCGAAGAAACCTTTATAGCGTGATTTCACTTGCTAACACTCTAACAAAACTTGGTGGAGACGGCTGGAGTCGAACCAGCAGTGCCTTTCGGGCGGAAGATTTACAGTCTTCTGGGGTTACCAGTTTTCCTACATCTCCAAATATATTGGTACCAGCGGAGGGGATCGAACCCTCTCAAAGCCGCTAATCTGGCGGAAAGGGCGTATAAGACCCCTCGGACTCCAAGTCTCGCTGGCATATATAAACACACTATCCCGACCTTGCATCGGCTATTGGGTTACACTCTTTAGTGTGTTTATATATGGCGTCCCTAGCGGGATTCGAACCCGCGTACCCAACGTGAAAGGCTGGTGTCCTAGGCCTCTAGACGATAGGGACAAATTTTACTATTGATTGTTAAAGAGCGTATGTTAATTTCTTAACATGTGTTTATTATAGCACAGTTTTCTATCTGTGTCAAGTGGTGCTCAAGTAAAGAATCGAACTTTAATTGCTGTCGTACCAAGACAGTGTACTACCATTGTACTACAAGAGCATGGTACCCCGAGTCGGACTCGAACCGACACGATTCTCCTTTTGAGAGAGACGCCTCATACCAATTGGGCTATCGGGGCATGTTTGTTTTGGTCTCGCCACCAAGGATCGAACTTGGATTTACTCTTTAGGAGAGAGCCGTTCTATCCATTGAACTACAGCGAGTCATTTAATTATTTTACCTATTTTTTTGAGCTGATCTCGCCTTACGAGACAGTCTCGTTGTGTGCCTAACCTAAATACCCTAAGGTATTCAATACCGTCAATAATTTTGACATCCTTAAGATCTCGGCACTCAAATCGTTCGTGATTTCTATAATTTTCAAAATAAACGGTCTTCATTTTTAACTCCTTTACCGCCGGAGTAAGATTAGAAAATCAAACTCTACCCCAGTCTGCTACATTCCAAGCACGTTCGTGTACAAAGTATAGTATACTGTTGACCACTAGAGCAAAGCTAACTACTCCTAAGCCTACCATCCAGCTACCGCTTGCTAACCAACCACCAACGAAGTTAGTGATAGTCACAAGAATACGCCAGGTAATAACCTTGGCAACTGAACGTGGAATGCGCTCTTGAAAACGTGATCTAATTATATTAAACATATTAAGTAATTTCCTTATAAAATATCTG